CGACGGTGAGATGCGCGGCGGCGCCGAGCACTCGTTCGGCGGTCCCCCCGGCTGCGTGCCCGTGCGCGTCGTCGACGTGTCCGACGCCGAGGCCGACGCCATGACCCTCGCGGACAACGCCCGCGGCCTGCAGGGCACCGACAGCGCCGAGGCGATCGTCGCGATGGCGGCGCAGTTCGGCCGCGACGCCGCCGTGATGAGCGACATGGGCTTCGGCGGCGAGGCGCTGGATGCGCTCGTGAGGGCCGCGGGCGACGCGGTGCTGGCGTCGGGGCCGCAGGCTCCTCGCGACGGCATCAAAGCGGGCGACGCTTCGGCAGAGTGGGAGGGGATGCCGGACTACGAGTCGCAGGATCACAAGTCGCACCGTCACATCGTCGTGCACTTCGCAAGCGACGAGGACTTTGACGAATTCGCGCGACTCATTGGAGCGACGTTTCCGGGCGGCTCCAAGTCAACGTGGTTTCCTCCTCGCACGGAGGCAGGCGAAGAGCGCGAGGTCGGATGCTTCTCTGACCGTGCGTACGTTGAGGCGGACTGAAATGCTTCCGCGCTTCCCGCTGTATGTGCCCACGAAGGGGCGATGGACGAAGCGGCTCACATCGAACGCACTCACCGAGCAGGGCGTACCGCACTACCTCGTAGTTGAGCCGCAGGAGGTCGAGCAGTACGAGCGCGCCTCGCGCGGGTCTCTCGCGACGGTGCTTCCGCTCGACATGGCCTACAAGTCCCGGTACGAGCTCTGCGACGACCTCGGCCTGACGAAGAGCACCGGCCCCGGTCCAGCGCGCAACTTCATCTGGGATCACTCCATCGCCAACGGCCACGCGTGGCACTGGGTGATGGACGACAACATTTATCGGTTCGATCGACTCCACACCAACAAGAAGATCGCCTGCCGCACTCCGGCGTTCTGGCGCGCGCAAGAAGACTTCGTTTTGCGCTACGCGAACGTCTCGATGGCGGGACCGAACTACTTCATGTTCGTTGATTGCCGCAGCAAGAGGTCGCCGTTCGTCACGAATACGCGCATCTACTCATGCAATCTCATCCGCAACGACGTGCCGTTCCGATGGCGCGGGCGGTACAACGAAGACACGATCCTCTCGCTCGATATGCTCAAAGCGGGTTGGTGCACGGTTCAGTTCAACGCTTTTCTTCAGTGGAAGGTGGCGACGCAAACCCTTGGAGGCGGCAACACGGCCGAGTTCTATGCGAAGGAAGGCACCGCTCCGAAGAGCGAGATGCTCAAGGCCGTTCACCCCGACGTGACGCGGCTGGTCTGGAAGTTCGGTCGCCACCATCACCACTGCGACTACAAGCGCTTCAAGCAGCCGCTGCTGCGCAAGCCTGACGCCGTGATGGAGTCACCGACGGCGAAGGCGATGCGCCTCGTCGCGCGTGAGAAGCGCGCCTGATGGGCCGCGCTCACGCCATCACGCGCGAGAAGCGCGACCGGTTGCTGAACGCCCTGCGCGCGGGCGCGCTCTACCGCGACGCTGCGGAGAGCGCGGGCATCCCCTGGCGCACATGGATGGACTGGTCGAAGAGCGTGCGCGAGGGGACGTGCACGAACGACGACGTGCGCGAGCTCGTCGAGCGGGCGCGCGAGGCGTACGCCGCCGCCAACGTGGGCCTCGCGGCCACCGTCTCGAAGGCGGCGACGCAGGACTGGCGCGCCGCCGCGTGGCAGCTCGACCACCGCCGCGGCGACCCGAAGGCGCGGCACGACGCGCGGCGCGCGCGGTGGGAGGCTGACATTGCCAAGGCCGAGGCCGACAAGGCCGCTGCGGGGCAGCAGACGCCGACCGTCGTGATCGAGCTGCCCGCGTCGCTGGTGCGCCCGCGCGAGGCGACGTGATCGCCGCCGCGCAGCCGCTCGACCGCGTGGTGGTCACCTACGCCCCGCACGAACGGCAGCAGGCCATCCACGACGCGCCTGAGGCCGAGGTGTGGGCCGCGTGCGGCTACGGCACCGGCAAGACAACGCTGGCCGTTTGGGAGGCGTTCTCGCTCGCGACGCAGACGCACCCCGGCTTCGCTGGCATCGTCGCCGCGCCGACGTTCCCGCTGTTGTTCCAGAGCTGGTTCACGGAGTGGGAGCGCAACATCCCGCGCGCCTGCTGGCGGTTCAGCCGCGACCCTTTGTTCGGCGCGTACCTCGCGATCCCGACGCCTGCTGGCGAGTCGCGCATCTGGCTGCGCTCGACCGTCGCGACCGAGAGCCTCGAGGGGATGAACGCGGCGTGGCTGGTGTTCGACGAGGCGACGCGCGAGCGGTCGCACGACCCCATCCGCGTGCTCGCGGCGCGTCTGCGTCGAGGACATCCGGGGCGCCAGCGTCGGCAGCTCGTGATCGGCCCGCCGCAGACGCGGGGCCATTGGACGGCGTTGGACTTCGGGACCGGCCCCGGCGAGGGACGCACCGGCGACGCGCTGTCGTGGACCGACGGCAGGCGCCGCGTCGTGCGCGCGCGCACCCGTGACAACCCGCACCTGCCGTCGGACTTCGAGGCGTCGCTCCGCTCGCGCCCCGGCGCCACGAAGGCTTGGTGCCGCCAGTGGCTTGATGCCGAGTTCGGCAGCGTCGAGGGGCAGGTGTACGAGAGCTTCTCGCGCGACGTGCACGTACGCCGCGCGGGCGACCTCGCGGGGCGCAGTTGGGCTGACGTGATCGTCGCTGTTGACTGGGGCTGGACGCACCCCGGCGTCGCGCTGGTGCTCGCCACCGACGGAGCGGACCTCTACGTCATCCACGAGGAAGTCCACCGAGGGAAGGTCGTCGCGGCGACCTCCGACGGGTGGCTCCCGATCATCGCGGACCTGTGCAGGCGCTACCGCGCGACGCGGGTGTTCTGCGACCCGTCGCAGCCGGGACACATCGAGAGCGTCGGGCGCTACCTGCGCGGCGCCGCGCGCACCTACGAGGCGCGCAACGACGTGGGCGAGGGCCTGAGGCGCGTCAGCGCCCTGCTTGAGTGGACCGTCGAGCGCGTGCAGAGCGGCCCTGTGCTCGGGCGCAGCGCGCTGTGGATCTCAGACGCCTGCGCGCATACGATCGGGGAGTTCGAGTCGTACTCGCGGCGGCGCGGCCGCGACGGCGCCTTCACCGAGGACGTCGACAAGATCAACGACGACGCGATGGACGCGCTGAGATACGGCGTGATGGAGCTGCACCGTGGATGACCGACACACGTTCGACGAGGCCCGTGGCTGGCACGCGTTCCTGAGCGACGCCTATCGAGGCGGATGGCACTGGGAGCACCCGAGCTCACCGACGCTCGGCACCGCGCGGCTCTACGGCTACGAGCTGCGCCGCACCGAGAGCGGTCGAGAGGTCGCCGTCGAGGTACCGCGCGGCACGGAGCGCACGTACCTCGTCCCGTGGCAGGGCGAGCAGCCCGCCGACTTCCGACGCCGTCGGCATCTCGCGTTCTACGCGAACCTGACGGAGCCGGTGGTCGACGCCTACGCCGACGCGGTTGCGCCTGGCGTGTCGCGCGACCTGAGCGACCTCGGCCCCTACGTGCAGGATCTCGACGGCGAGGGATGCCGGTGGCCCGAGCACGTCAGCAACGTCGCGAGGCAGATCGCGGTGCACGGCGCCTGCGCCGTCGTGATCGAGCCGCCGCGCCGCAACGCGGCGACGACGCGCGAGGAAGAGATCGCCGCGAAGGTCAGCGTTCGCGCGCGGGTCATCCCGCCGACCGCGTGGGCGTGGGCGCGCTACGACGACGACGGGCTCGCGGAGTTCGCGTACGCCGACGACGCCGTGGTCGACGAGACGCGCCAGACGCAGGTGGTTACGATCTGGCGCTACACGCGCGAGGGCTGGGAGCGTCACGTCGCCAGCCTCGGCACGTCGCAGGGCGTCGGCGAGGCTGTGCTCGGCCAGCCGGTGTCCAGCGGTCCCAACGCCGTCCCCGGCAAGGTTCCCGTCGTGTTCGCGGCGCACCGTCGCGACCCGCTCTCGCGCGTGCCCTCGGGCCGCTCCCTCGCGGCGACACCGGCGGCGATCGGGCGACAGGTGTACCAGTTGCTCTCGCAGGTCGAGGACACGCAGCGTCGGGCGCCGCCGTTCCTGTCGGTGCCGACGACGGCGCGCGGTGGCATCGAGCCCGAGGTTGACCTGCGCGTCGGCCCCGGCACCGCGCTCCCTGCGCCCGAGGGCGCGGGCTCGCCGCAGTGGGTGACGTTCCCGCCGGACAGCCTCACCGACCTGCGCACGCACTGCCTGTTCCTCATCGCGCTCGCCTACCGGACCGCTGGCCTCGAAGTTCAGGCCGACCAGAGCGCGCAGACGCAGAGCGGCGAGGCGCTGCGTGTGAGGTCGCGGGACTTCGAGGCGCGGGCTCGGCAGTTCGCGCAGGATCTCGAAGCGTACGAGCGCAAGGCGCTGTCGCTGGTGGCCGACCTGCTCGGCGTCGACCTCGACCGCATCACCGTGACGCTGACCTACCCGAAGCGTTTCGTGGCCGACGACCCCGCCGAGGCGCTTGCGAAGGCGACGCTGCTGCTGACGCAGGTCGGCGACCGCATCGGCGCGACGGGCACGGTGCTCGCGATCCGGCAGGCGATCAGTGCCGCGCTCGCGCTCGATGACGAGACGCTCGCGAAGGTCGTCGCGCAGATCGAGACCGAGTACGCAGAGTCCGAGCAGGAGCGCGAGGGCAGGCCCTCGCAGCCGCCGCCGCCGCCAGCCGAGGAGTGATCCATGGCCGTCGTCCCGATCAGAGGTCTCACTCGTCTCCGCGAGATCGACAAGGCCGCGGCGCTCGCCATGGCCGCGATCGGGCGCGTCCCTGGCGCAGCCATCGTCCTCCCCAACGACGCGCTGCAGAAGCTCCGGTGGCTTGAGCGCGGAGGCCGGGACTTCCGCGAGGTCACCAACGTCATGAAGGCCGAGGTCAACGACGCCTTCGTCGACGCCCTCCGCAAGGTCGCTGCGGGCAAGGCGCCGGTCAGCGCGCCGTGGAAGGCCGCAGCCGAGGCGTACCGCGACAGGCTCGCGACGCGCCTCGCGACGAGCGGTGGCGACGTGCGGAGTCGCTTGCGCAAGCTCAAGCCCTCGACCATCCGCCGCAAGGGCCACAGCCGCATCGGCGTCGACAGCGGCCTGCTGCTGAAGCAGGTCTCGACAGCAGCGACGCGAGTGACGAGAGAGAACGCATGACCCCAACATGGCTCCGCACCCATGACGACGCGCTCGACCTCCTGCGCTACGCCGTGCCCGGCGCAGTGATCGAGCTCGCGCCGACGCGCGCTGGCGGTGATGGCGCGCGCGCGTACCAAATCACGCTCGTCGGAGCGCGCGTGCGCGTCTCGGGCGGCGACGTGTACCACCTGCCCTGCCTAGCCGCGCCGATCGCTCGTCGAGCGCGCGAAATCGCAGACGGCCTGCGGGATGCGGCGCGACAGTGATTGCGCTTGACACCAGCGGCGTGAGAGACTCGACGGGCATGGACCCCGTGACGACCCCTCCCGCGCCTGCGCCCGCGCCCGCACCAGCTGTCGTGGTGCCGACTCCGACCCCCGCCGTGGTCGTGCCAGCGCCGCCGCCTGCGCCCGCCGTCGTCGTGCCGCCTGTCGTCGCACCGCCTCCGGTCGTCGAGCCGCACAAGGCCCCGCCTGCGCCCGCGCACGACGGCCACGACGTGATGCGCCGCGCCCTTGTGCGGAGCGAGGTGGTGCGGGTCGCCGAGAAGGTCGGAGCGATCGACTCCGACACCGTGCTTGCCCTCGTCGCCGATCAATTTACTGTCGCCGACGATGGGCGCGTGGTGGTGTCGCGCGACCCGCGGCAGACCATCGAGGACCACCTCCGCAGCTACCTCGCGAGCAAGCCCTTCCTGCTCAAGCCGCTCGCGCCCGCTGGTGGCTCGCCCGCGTCGGCGGTCGTCGTGCCGCCGACTGCGCCCGCGCCTGTCGACCTGTCGACCTCGGCTGGTCTGACCGACCTTGCACGCAAGACCGCGGTCGCCCTCGGGCTGCGCCGGGCTGGGTGAGCGATGCCAGTGCCCGACCGCTATCGCGGCATCAACTTCGCGCCGCCGCAAGGCGTCGTCGAAGCGCTGCGTCGTGGTCTGGCGCTGCATGAGCAGGGCTACTCGGGCGACGGCCTCCAGCCTGCGACGGTCGCGTGGGCCACGCGCATGGCAAGCGGCGACGACGTGACCTTCGAGAAGGCACGCACCATGAACGCGTGGTTCGCTCGCCACGACAACCCAGTGGAGCGGCGCGCGCGCGAGCGCGACAAGCAGTCGCCTGCCTACGTCGCGTGGCTGCTCTGGGGCGGCGACGCTGGCATGGCATGGGCAGCCAAGCTCGTCCGTCAGATGGACGCCGCCGACAACGAAGACCTCACCGCTCGCGCTAGGGCGAGCAGGAGCAACGGCTAGACCCGGCCCCGCCGCGCGCTCTGGCCCTCGCGTGAAAGACACGCATCATGTCCCAGACGAACGCCCTCCTCGCGGGCATCGCAGTGCGAGAGAACGTCAGCCCCGGCATCCCCGTCGACCTCGTGTCGCGGCCGACCGACCTGTACAACCTGCTCCTCCAGAACGGCCTCGTCGTGCCCTCGAACGGCGCGCAGCCGTTCGAGTGGAACGTGCAGTACAGCAGCACGGACAACGCCGAGATCTTCGTGGAGAACCAGGCGATCGGCAGCACCAACCGCCGCAACCTCGCGCGCGCCGTGCTGTCGCCCTTCTACCTCCGCGCGGTGGCCAGCGTGACGGGTCACGTCCTCGATCAGGTGGCGCGCGGCGGCACCTTCGAGGATCTGCTCCAGGCCGAGATCGCCAACGCGACGAAGGATCTCTACAGCCTGCTGGAGTCCACGCTGCTCGGCTCGACGCAGGATCGCGGCATCGCGTCGATCGTCGACAGCGGCGACACCTACGCGGGCCTCGCTCCCGGCTCCTACTCGACGTGGGCGGCGTACGAGCAGGGCATCGGCGGCGCGCTCAGCGCGGCGGTCATGCACGACACCTACGAGGCGCTGACCACGGTGCCCTACAACGCGACGCCGAGCGTGATCCTCTGCGCCGCCAACCAGATCACCAACTACGTCTCGATCATGGGCGCGAGCTCGTCCTACTCGCGGATGAACCTGCCGCTCTCTGGCCCGGTCGACCTCGGGCTCCTCCGGTCGGCGCCGACCTACAACGGCATCCCGCTGATCAACATCCGCCGGATGACGACGACCGAGATGTACTGGCTCGACCTCTCGTCGGGCGTGCAGCTCGTGATGCACCGCGACCTGAAGGTGGAGAACCTCGCGAAGGTCAACGACAACCAGGAAGTCGTCGCGTCGATGGCGTGCGCACTCAAGGTCGCCAACCGCCGCAAGCACGGCAAGCTCACCGGCATTACGGCCTGATAGGAGGACACGACCATGGGCGCATTCACGTCTGTCACTCAGCTCTCCAACGAGTTCGGCGTTCACGAGCGCCGCGCTGTCGTCACCGCCGTCGGCCCTGCGTCCTACGACGCGGGCGGCTCGGTGATCAACCTGTCGTCCCTCGCGGGCGGTGGCTTCACCAAGGTCTACGGGGTCAAGCTCATCGGCCAGCCGACCGCTGCCGACGACAAGTACCAGCCGACCTTCATCACCGCGGCGTCCTACGCGGCCGCCACGGGCAAGCTGAAGGTGCGTGACATCAGCGCCGCGAGCGACGCCGAGGCGAGCGGTGACCTCTCTGCCGTGACCTTCGTCCTCGAAGTCACGGGCGTCTGACCAACCAAGGAGCCTCTCAATCGTGATCGTCCTCCCTCTCGCCTTCGACCGCTGGGCCACCGTCGAGCACCTCGGGGATCAGTCGCGCCGCGCGTACGTGGCCGACGAACTCCGACGACTCGATCGCGATGGCGTGCCCCTCCTCACGGTGGCACTCGCGCAGACCGACGATGCAGTCCGCCACCTCGCGGTGACGATGCTGCGCGACAACGCCGACGGCGAGGGGAAGACGATCTACGACCACGGACGGCAATGGATGCTCGCGCTCGTCGAGGGCGAGAACCCGCCCGACCGCGACGCGCAGGGGCGGTTGATGCCACCGGAGCTCAAGGGCAAGGTGCTGCGGACCAAGGTCGGCAACCTCGGCGGCAACGTGCCCGCCACTGCGGACAAGCACGAACTCTCGCGATGGAACGCCGAGGCTCGCCAGGCGCGCGAGCGAAGCCGCGGCGACCTGTATCGCTACGTCGACATCACCCGCAAGGCGTCGCCGTTTGCGATCGAGGACGCCATCAAGGTGCTGTCAATGTGGGGCGTCGGCGTCGCTCCGAAGCAGTACCGTCGCGCCTCGACTCCCGATCGGCGCGGCGTGGTCGAGGAGTCCAACGGCCAGTGCCAGTGGCTCGTCGAGGAGCACACGCCGAAGTCCACCAGCTCGCGCAAGGTCGCCTGATGCGCTGGGTCCAGTACAACGGCAGCGGCAGCATCACCTTCGACCTGCCGTCGCGCCCGAGCGGGGCTGGCACCGCAACCGTGCGCTCGATGGGCGGCGCGGCGCAGGCGACTCCGACTCCGACGCTCGATGGTGTCAACACCACGCTGTCGAGCGCCGCCGCGGCTGGCAGCACGTCTCTCGCCGTGACGAGCGCCACGGGCATCGTCGCTGGACGACGCTACCTCGTCGGCGGCGCGGAGAGCGCGGGCGGGGAGTCGGTGTTGGTGGCTGCGGTGTCTGGACTCGCCGTGTCGCTGGCGCGTCCGCTGGCTCGCGCCAAAGCCTCGGGAGCGGCCTTCCAAGGCACCCGCATCACCGTCGCCGTGTCGAGCGCCTGCACCGCGGAGATCGTCAGGCAGAGCCGCGTGGAGTGGGTCGACCCCGACACGGGCGAGCTGATCGCGATCCCCTTCGACGTGACCCGCTACGCGCCGCGCTCGCACCTCACGGAGTCGCTGCTGCTCGACCTCGACGCCAGCCTGCGAAAGCGCCTGCCCTCGGGCGCGTGGGTGCCCGCGCTGATCGAGCGCGCGTGGGAGATGCTGCTGGACGACCTCGGGACGAAGGAGCGCCACCCCGGCGGATACGCTGGCGTGGTCGAGCTCACGACCGCGCACGCCTACCGCGTGCGCGCGCTGGTCGCTGAGACCGACACGACCGCCGAGGGCGTGCTCTACCGCGACGACATGCGCGAGCGGTTCCGGCAGGAGCTCGACCTCGCGCTCGCCAGCGTCGCCTACGACACCAACCAAGATGGCAACGCCGAGGTGGGCAAGGCCCTCTGGCGCGGCGTGCCTCTGTTGAGGTCGTAGCCATGGCGTACTTCTCCGCCCACCGCACGCTGGCGCTGTCGCTGCTCACCACCGCTGCCGGTGAGGCTGGGCACACCATCACCGCTGGACACTTCCGGCTGCCGTCGGGGCCGCTTGAGACGTGCGAGCCCGACGCTGTCGAGCGTGCGGTTGAGGTGCAGATCCTGTCGTCGGCGCCGCTCGGCGGCTACCAGAACCACCTCGACGGTCGCGACCTGCGCGTGAGCCCTCTCGTCGTCCGTGTTGGCTACCGCTTCGAGCCCGAGGGGTCGCTCGACGCAGGCGTAGACGCAGCGCGCCTGGGCGGTGCCGACCGCGGGTCCATCGAAGACCGCGCCAGCGAGGACGCCGCGCTGATCCTCGGCTCGGTGTCGTGGCAGCCGTCGTGGGCGGGGCTCGACCCGCACGTCATTGACGTTGCGCCCGCCGAGGACGGATGGTCTGTGGAGTTCCTCGAGGACCGCGCCGTGTTGTCGGTCCCGTTCAGCATGACCACGAGGGCCACCTTCCCCGGAGCGTACGGCCCCGTCACCACATGAGATCACCGTGAGCACCACCCCGATCGATCACGTCGCGTTCGAGCATCTTGGCGCCGTCTACTTCACCGAGGAGTCTGTGTTCGGCACCACCGGCGCGCAGCTGCGCCGCGCGGCGCCTGTCGGCGACTCCGTCGAGACCACCGCGACGCAGGTGCTCGTCGACGCGATGAAGCTCTCCCCCGTGCCCTACGACGCCGTGACGCCCATGGCGGGCGACAAGGGCGGAACGGTGAACTTCTCCTACTATCTGCAGCCCCCTGCCACGCTGCTCGACGAGACGGGCACGCTGCCGACGGACGTGACGATGCCGGGGCGCATCCCGCTGCGCGTCGTGTTCGGCGGCGAGTCGATCCCCGACGTGGGCACGCAGGCCGCGACGCCGACGAGCGCGACCGAGTTCACGGTCGACAGCGGCGACGGCGCGGACTTCCCGGCGGGGCAGATCATCGCCGTCGCCAACGCCAGCAACGGCCTCGAGGTCGCGCAGGTGCGGTCGCGCTCGACCGACACGCTGACCGTCTACCCCGCGCTCTCAGGCACCCCGGCGAGCAACGCCGACGTGGTGCAGATGGTCTGCTACTACCCGACGCGCACCAACTCGCGCTCGATGTCGGTGTCGGCGTCGTCGCGCGACACGTCGAGGCAGTACACCTTCAACGGGCTCAACGGGTCATGCGCGCTGCGCTTCGAGCGCAACGCCCTCGCCCTCGCCCAGTTCACGCTCAACGCCGCGACCTTCACCGGCCCCTCGTCGCAGGGCCTGTCGGTCGCGCGGTCGGAAGACCCTGCTGGCTCGCCGCTCGCGGTGCGCAACGCGATCGTGTGGCTCCAGCCCGTCGCGACGACGACCCGCGTGGACACCGCGATCGACACCGTGGCGATGGAGCTGAACTTCGGCAACATCCACCTGACCAGCCTCACCGGCACGCTCGAAGGCAAGCGCGCGGTCGCTCGCGGCGAGGGGCTAGTGCAGGCGTTCGCGAAGATCACGCTGGAGATGCCCGACAACGCCGACGTGTTCACGTGGTTCGACGCGGGCACTGAGTTGCACTTCTCCCTGATCGTCCGCGCGGGCGCCGCCGCCTCGCGACGCCACGTCGTCGTGATGGCCCCGCAGTGCGTGATCGAGTCGATCCCCGAGCGGTTCAAGGGCGAGGGGAACCTCACGAAGCTCCGCGTGGTGCTGCGCACCAAGATCAACGAGCAGTGCTCCGGCACGCTCGACAACGAAGAGCTCGCGCAGGCGCCGTTTGTGCTCGCGCTGGGCTGACAGGAGAGCATGGACCCGACGAGCAAGACCCTCCGCGTGGTGCGTCTCAACCCGAGCGACCCTGACCCTGCGCTCGACGTGGCGGTGATGAGTCGTCCGGTCGACGGCGACTCTCTCAGCCGCGCCGCGCGCTACCTCGTCACGCGCGACGAGTCGCTGCTGGTGTTCCGCGAGGCGATGGCGCCTACGTGGTTCCACCTGCGGCGGCTGTCCGCGGCGTGGATGGTCGACGTGCTCGACGGGCTGTTCTCGGCGCCCGCGCAGCGGATGCTCGCGTTCCGCGCGGCCTGCCACGCGGTCGAGGGAGACGAGATGCTCACGGTCGCGCAGCCTGGCTCGAAGGGGGCGCGGTTCGTGGCGACCGAGGCGCATCACGGCGTCGGCCTCGCCCCCGAGGAGTGGGTGCAGGAGATCGCCGACCGGTTCGGGCTGGAGACCGTGCAGGAGATGGGTCGCGTCGCAATCGACCTGTCGCGTCTGCCGAAGGCCGCCCGAGGCCCTTTCGGCTACTGGGCTGGGTCGGTAGCGTCGCCCTGACCGAAGCGCTCGGCGACGCGGCCTGTGGCTGCGACCTAGCCGAGCGCGCTGCGTCCGAGACAGACCCGCGCGGCGCCGCGGTGCTCGCCAGCGACGCCGCAGCGTGCCGCGCGGAGTGGCGCTGCCCGCTCGCCGGTGGGCGCATCGATCCGAGCGCGCTGCCCGAGACGCACCGCGCAGCGATCGATCGGGCGTCGAGGCTCTGCCATGCCGAGGCAGGTGAGATCCGCACCTGTCCGGGGTACTATCCCCGCCGTCCGGAGGCCCACCGAGCGGTGACGCACCTCCGGTGGCTCCGCGCGGGCGCGCTGCACCTCAGGTGTCCGCACCCCACCGGGGCCGAGGTCGAAGCTCTCGACCTCGTACAGGACTCTCTGGCCTCCCGCGAACGGGACGAGCTGGAGCGAGCGAAACGCAAGGGCAACGACCGTGGCTGACGACGCACTCGACGAGCTCTCCAAAGAAGCGCGCGCAGTCGCCAACTCGCTCAAGCAGATGGGCGACGCGGCGAAGGGCGCTCAGGCGCCGCTGGCTGGCGTCGGCGAGAGCGCCGAGGACGCCTCGCGGTCGACGCAGGTGCTGACGCACGCTCTCGGCGAACTCGCGGCGGATGGCCTCAACAACGCGATCGATGCTGCGCTTCGTTTCGGTCCTGCGCTGGTCGAGGCCGCCGCGGGGTCGGAGCGCCACCAGATGGCGCTGCAGCAGCTCGGCGCGGCGTACGGGGTGGTGCAGCAGGCCACCAACGGAGTCGTGTCCGCGGAGCAGGCCGCAGCCGTGCAGCAGCGCGCTCTGCAGTCTGGCCTCAGGCTGTCGGCGCAGGAACTCGCAGCGGTCACGGCGCGGGCGCGTGACTTCGCGCGGTCGACCGGCACCGATATCAACCAAGCCCTCGAGCAGCTGACCGACCAGCTGATCAACCCCGGCGAAGAGCTCTCCAAGTTCGGCATCCGGCTGCAGCAGGGGATGGAGGCGGGCGACCAGCTTCGCGAGGCGCTGCGACAGCTCTCCGAGCAGGCGGGGCAGACCGGCGTCGCGCAAGCCTCGCTGTCTGAGTCGATGGAGATGGCAACGCGCGCGCAGCGCGAGGCCACTGACGCGCTCGCCGGATTTATCGCGCAACGGCTCGAACTCGCAGACTTCTTCACTCAGTTCTCGGGCTGGCTCACGCAGGCGACGACGGACGCCAACAGCTTCAACGCCATGATCGAGGCTGCGGTCGGCACGCTGACCGAGATGATCGGTCTCCGATCGACGGCCATGGCGCCGCAAGCGCAGAGCGCGTCGGGGCAGTTCACCACCGAGGCTGGCGCGATCGCGGCGCGACTGCGCGCGCGAGGGTTCAACCTCGGCGGTGTCGAGCTCGGGCGTCTCGGCGTGCAAGGCACTCCTGAGCAGCGCGCCCGCATCCTCGAAGCTCTGCAGCGGGCAGAGCGCGGCGCGCTCGAAGGCGGCGCGCAGGAGACGCTCGGGTTCGCCGGTGGTCGCGGTGTGACGCGACAGCAGGCCCTCCAACAGCAACTGCGCGGGCTGACGGCAGAGATCGAGCAGACCTTCGCGGAGCAGGAGCGGATCAGGATCGAGGCCGAGCGGGCGACCGAGAGGGCACGCCGCGCCGAGATCAACCGGCGCAACCGTGTCAGCGGCGGCGGCGGCGGCGGCGGCGCTGCCAGAGCGGCTGCTGTCGAGATGCCCACGGTGTTCTCCCCCGAGGTAGAGGCGCTCTTCGTCGAGGCCGAGCGGGCAGGGCGTCAGCGACCGCTCGAAGAGCTGATGGCGCAGGCCGATCAGCAGGCGGCGGCGCAGCGGCGCGCCGTCGAGGAGTTCCGCGCGCAGTCTCGCGAGGCGATCGGCGCTCGCGCGGGAGGACTCGACCTGACAGCCCGAGGGCAGGCTGCGGAGCGTGCGCTCATCGAGGCCCGCGGTGGCACCGTCGGACGCGCGACGCTCACGACGCAGCTCCGCGAGCGGCAGCAGGCGTTGCAGGGACTCCTCGAAGAGAATCGGCAGATGACCGACGCGCAGACGGCGGCGGGCGCCTCGGCGCGCGAGCTGAACGACCTGCTCACGCAGCGCATCGGCATCCAGACCTCTCTGGCGGAGACCACCCGCGCGCTCACCGAAGAGCAGTACCGGCTCAGCGAAAGCCAACAGTTCGTGCTGGAGAAGTCCACCGAGGTCGCTGGCGTGCTCGGCGGCACGCTGGTCGACGCGGCCTTCGCAGCGCAGGACGCGCAGGCCAACGCGGGCGCGACCTTCGCCCAGGTGGTCGAGGATCAGACGCGCTCTTTCCTGCGGTCGCTCGCACGGCAGTCGGTCGTGTCGGCGTTGCAGGAGACTGCCAAGGGGGTCGGCGCGCTCGCCATGGGCAACGTCCCCGGCGCCGTCGGGCACTTCAAGTCCGCTGGCCTCCACGCCGCTACAGCGGCCGCTGCGGGCATCGGAGCGGCTGCCATGGGGCCACAGACCTCCGCGACGCCTGCGGCCGCTGGCGGGGCTGCTGGCGCGGGCACGACGACCGCGGCTCGGGCAGACGACCGGCAGACCGGCGGTGGCGGCGGTCCGCTGACGCTGGTGGTCAACGTGAGCGGCGCCGCGTTCACTGACGCCGGGGTGCAGCAGGCTGTAGGCTCTGCCCTGCGCGAGGCCGTCGGCACTGGCGCGATCCGGCGAGAGCACCTCGTCGGCCTGTTCGGAGGATGACCATGGCTGAGTCGCTCGGATACCTGCTCGCGCAGTCGTTCCGCATCACGTCGACGCAGACGATCACGACCACCGACGACCGCGGCGGGCCGACCAACCGCACCGTGGCTGCGGCGTGGTACCGCACGCGCCTCGCCAACGGCACGGGGTCCGCGCACAACGACCCAGTGGAGTTCCTCGCGGCCGTCACGGCGGCGCTCGGCTCGCTCAACTGGCTGCTCACCATCGCGCCTGCGACGGGAAAGGTTCAGTTCACGTACCTCGGCGCGACCTCGGGCTCCATCGACCTCTCGGGCTCGCCGACGCTGCGGGCGCTGCTGGGGATGACAGGCAACGTCCCGTCGACCGCGACCGGCACGACGTACACCGCGCCGCACCAGCCGACGCACTGCGTCTTCGCGGCCTTCGTCGACCCCGACTCGGGCTGGGTCGACCAGCCGCAGCGGTACGCGGCGTCGTCGATGCCCGACGGCACCGTCTACGGGTGGCACGACGGGCGCGCCACGTTGCGTCGGCAGGGCGCCTTCAAGCTGCTGCCGAAGGACGCTGGCTTCGTCACGTCGCTGTCGTCGACCTCGACGCAGGCCTACCCGGTCTCGTCGCGGTGGCTCTCGCCGTCGACCGGCGAGCCAGCGCAGGCGCCGCCGTGGTCCGCGCTCGACACCGTGGTCACCGCGCACACGCTCGAGTGCGGCGTGACGTGGGGCGACCTGCAGGGCGTTCTGAGCGGCAGTGTGACAGCCTATGACAAGGTCTACCTCACGCCCGAGATGGCGTCGGCTGCGCGCGTGACGCTGTCGATCCCCGGCTACGACGCGCGGCGCGATGTGTCGTTCGAGCTCTCCTACGCGGGAGCGGGGACGCTGTGAGCGGCTGGGCACTGACCATCACGGGCGTTCCGCACGTCTTCACGACGCACGATCAGGGGACTCTGACGAGCTCGTCGCCGCTCTGGTGGGCGGGCGAGACCGGCGTGGTCTACGCCAACGGGTGGCTGTCGCCGCCGCGCGGCACCATCAGCGAGCGCGCGAAGCCCCTTGAGGGCGAGCTTGAGGTGTCGCCGTTGTCGTTCGAGCTGCACGACGCCGCGACGACGGCAGGCGGCTCACCGCTCCTGACCAGCCTCGCGGGGCGTGACGCGGCGCTACTGACCTCGACGCCGCTGGCCTCGACGATCACCGCAAGCGCGACCTCGATCACCGTCGGCAACGGGGCGCTGTTCACCGCGCCATGTTTCGCCTGGCTCAACACGGAGTGCGTGCGGGTCACCGCGGTCGCTGGCAACGTCCTGACGGTCACGCGAGGGCGCCTCGGCACGAAGGCGATCGCGCACACGGTCGACGCGGCGACGGGGTACTTCCCGGAGCTCTACGCGAGCGTGCCGTGGACGACGCGGCGCAAGGTCAACCTCTGGCGCGTCGAGGGCACTACCGCGACGCTCTACTGGTCGGGCTACGCGGTGCGAGCGCCTGCGCTCGCCGCGGAGGGCGCGCGCTACGCCATGGCCTGCGACCCGCTCTGGCAGGTGCAGGCGAGCAACGGCATCGGCGGCAACACTGGGTCGACGCGCCTCGCTGGCTACAACAGCGGCAACGTCAACGAGAGCAACACCGGCGGGCAGCAGTTGTTCGTCTCTCGCACGACGCTCAGTGGCGGCACCGATCCTGCGACCGGGACGCGAGTCAACGTCCGAACCTGCGGGTCTTACCGCACGCTCGAACTGCTGTTTCGGCAGCACGCCGACCTTGCCTCGTCGCTCACCAACACCGCGGGTCAGCGAGTCGTCTACCACTACACGCGCACCGCCGACGGCGTCGGCATCAACGCTGACTCGACGTTGCCTTTCAGAGTCGAGGCCGCGTGGGCGCAGACGGCAGGGATCACGCAGGATGCTCGCGCCAACGGCACGCGCCACGCGGTCACTGCGCGGCTCAGCGAGGTGCCTCAGGGCGGCGTAACTCTCGTGTCGACCGCCGCAGGCAACGTCTCCTATCTCGTGTCGTCTCTCGCCTCGCTGCCGACGACGTGGACCGAGACGACGACGACCGAGGCGTCTCTGACGACGGCCGAGCAGCCGGCGCTTCGGCTCCATCTGGACGAGTCGTGGTCGGCGTTGCTGACGCGCGTCACCACCGCGGACACGGCAGCACTAGGCCCGCACATCTCTGGCTCTGCGATCGTGTGGGCGCCGCGCAAGGCCGGTGCTCAGGTGCCTCAGCCGCGCACGGGGACCGTGCCGCACACATGGGTGCTGCTCGGCTCGCCGGTGCTCAAGGTCTGCTACCGGGTGCGCACTGATCACTGGCTGCTCGGGCTGAAGAACAGCGTCCTCGGGCTCTGCGAGGACGCGCGCGCCGAGGATTGGGACTGGTCGAGCGTCTACGCCTCGGGCACCTCAGGACCGGCGCTGCGCGCGACGGCGGGCCTGCGCACGGCGCGAGAGTGGCTCTTCGACGGCGACCGCACCCTCGGGTCCGTCGTGACCGAGTGCAGCTTGCTGCACGGGTGCACGCCGGTCACGCGCTCGGGGCGCCTTGCGATTCACGCCTGGGGCTGGCCCGCGGCGGGCGCGGCGCCGGTGGTGACGCTCACGTCCACTGATCTCATCGGCCTGCCGACGTGGTCGCGCTGGGCCGACGGCATCGTCAACCGACTCAAAATCAAGGGCGAGGCCCTCAACGTCGAGGCGACGCTGCAACAGAGTCGTGCGCGCTACGGGCCGGGGCGCACGATCACTGTCGAGCTCGCCGGAATCGAAGACCAGAGCCTGCCTGTCGACGACCCCTATGCCTTCGCGCGCGAGGTCGTCGGGCGCCTCGAGCTCTGGTCCGAGCCGCTGGCCGTCGCGACGCTGACGCTCAAGGCGTCGCTTTGGGACACGGTAGAGCTAGGGTCGTTGATCAAGGTTACGGAGTGGATGCTCCCTAACGGCTCGGGCGGGCGCGGATTGACCTCGAAGATCGGCATCGTCTACGCGCGGACGCTCGACCTTGAACGCGCGCAAATGAAGGTCGAGGCGTTGCTCTTCCCGCGCGAGTCGTACCCCTACGCACCGTGCGGCAAGGCCGACTCGGTTGTCTCGTCGACGGTGCTGCAACTCGCCAGCGGCTACGTGACCGGCGCGTACACCTACTCTGGCGGGGTGGACGCGAGTACGTTCACCGCGGGCGACGTGGTCGATCTGATCGAGCGCGACACGACGACGCTGTGGACCGAGCAACTGACGGTGCAGTCGGTCGACACCGGCACCAACCGGCTGACGTTCACGTCGGCCATGTCGGCGACCGCGCAGTCGAAGATCGCTGCGGGTTGGGTCGACGTGCGCTTCGCTCAATACTGGACGCTTACGGCTACGCAAAAGAGCAACTGGATGTTCGTCGGCGATGACACGACGCTGGTGATCGACTCGACCTCCGACGCCGCCCGCCCGATCGCGCCCTAGGAGACGAGATGCCCATCGGACAACGAGTCGTCACGCGCTACATCAAGCACCCGGCGGCAGGGTCGGGCTACCTCGCCGATGGAGACCCGCTCGACGCGGGCAGCGCGCACATCGTCCACAGCAACCTCTCGCACCTGAGCGAGCGCAACATCCGCCTCGTGGCGCACGCGCTCGGCCCCGGCGAGGTCGACTGGCAGGGCGCGTGGTCTGGCGTGATCGACGAGACCCAGAACGGGGTGAGTGCCGACACCTACGAGCTGATCCCGTGGTACCGCGATCGCACCGCGAAGGCGTTTGGCCCCCTCGCACTATCGATGGCGCGCGTTCAGACGGCGCCCGCGGGGCTGGTCCCGCGGAAGGTCCGCGTCGTCGTGCAGGGCACGAAGAGCACGCAGAGCGGGACCACGCTCTACGTCTACGCTGCGCTGACCGCGACGTGCGACACGCCGATCCGATCGCTGCGCTACGCCACGGCCACGGCGTCGAAGGCCGCTGGGGGCAGCGACACGCTCTGTGTGTTCGACCTCCTGCTGACGCCAGAGCTGGTGCGCCCGACGCAGGAGTGGCCCTGCCGCGAGGCGTCGTCGGGCCTCGGGGCGACCGCAGCGATCACTCCCGCGTGGGTGTGGGTCGGCTGGCGCTCGACCACGACGGCAGCGCCGAGCGGCGATCCGGACACGATCGAGTCCATCAGCGTCTTCGAGGTCTGGGAGTAGCCATGCCGACACCCGTCACACAGGCGCCGAGCGCGTTCAGTCTCGATGCCGTCCGCACCGGCGAGCCCGTCAGCGTCGGCACCGTCGCGCGCCTGGCGGAAGAAACTGCGTTCCTCAACGGCCACAACCTCGTCAAAACCGGCGAGGCTGACGCGCCGCTGCGTCAGACCGGCGCGGGGCGCGTATCGCTCACCGGGCTCGCGTACACGCTGCGCGTGCCGTACACGCGGTCGAGCGGCGCGCGAGTAGTTCGCATCGCGGTCGAGATCCACGAGAGCAGTGAGATCCTCGACTCACAGGCGATCACCGTGACGCTGCCGACGGGTGCGACGTGGCTCGATGCCGGTGGGCTCGATGGCACCGCCACGTTCTTCAACCCTCCCGTCGGACGCACGACGCCCATGGAGATCGTGGGTTTCGCGAACGTCAGCGGCGTCACGGCGTCGCTGACGCAGGAGATCGCGGTCGCGACGACGCCCACCTCGAAGGGGTCTGGAGTGCGGCGCGTGACGGTTCACGAGTGTCCGCTGTCGTCGCTCGCGGTGTCGTCGTCGGAGCCCGGCTGGGACGCAGCCGCGACGCGCTCGGGGCGCCCGGTGATCGACGGCGGCTCAGCGTCTCCGCGCGGGATGCAGCGGCTGTTCCACCTGCTCGATCAGGCGCGGTCGGCGTGGCGCCAGCACTGGTGTCTGTCGGGCGTCGAGAGCGCCAACGCGACCACGTCGAACACTCAGACGCCGCACTGGCACCGGCAGAGCGCGACCGAGGGCGAGATCGACTGGCTGCTCAACGCCGCTGTCAACGACCCCAACTGGTACCTGCAGGTCCGCGACCTTTACGCTGGCACGGCCAGCGCGTGGAAGTTGCGCGTGCGCTACCGCACGTCAAGCGCAGTCGACTGCGAGCTCAAGCTGTACCATCAGGGCGGGTCGCTCGGCTCCAACACGTTCACTGGCGTCGGCACCGAGGGCAGCACCGCGGTCACTCTGACAGCCACCTCGGGCGCGTGGGCGTGGACGACGGCTGTCTCGGTGTCGCTCCCGCGCGACGGCACGAACGGGCTGGTGCGGCTGCGTTTGACGGCGAAGGGGCCGGGGTCTGGCGAGCTCTTATCGATCGCCTGCGTTGACCTGCGAGAGGACGAGGCGTAGCGTCGGCGGGTCGGCGCCCAGCGGCCCTTGGCTGTGCTCGCGGCGCCAGTAGCTGGAGTCAGCCAGTGGCCGAGAAATCACGTCCCGTAGTCCTCGCGACGACCGTCGCGCTCACCGGCTCGATCGCCGTCGTCGGCAACACGTTCGACACGCGCGACAACGAGTACATTTCGCTCGTCATCAACTGGGCGAAGGACGCGGCGGAAACGCTGCTCACCGTCGAGGTGCAGGGCACGCTCGACGGGACGACGTGGGCGTCGATCCCGGTGGTGATCGACGGCTCGGCCACGATCGCCTCGGGCGTGGCAACGGCGGCGCTCGGCGAGCTGCGCTACTCGCGCGACGTGACGGGCGCGTTCCACATCCCGCTTGAGCTCAACGGCATCCGCACCCTGCGCGTGCGGGCGTTTAGCGCGTCGGCTGGCGCGCGCGGCACGCTGTCGATCACGGCGGTCGGCGCGTCGTGAGCATCAACTCCTCGACGCCGGGGATCCTCGGCGGCGGCGGTGGCGGCGGCGACGTGCCGGGCACGCGCACCATCACCGCAGGCACGGGCCTCACCGGCGGTGGCGACCTGAGCGCCGACCGCACGCTCACGGTTGATTTCGGCACGACTTCGGGCAAGGTCGCGCAGGGCAACGACTCGCGCATCGTCGGCGCGGTGCAGACCTCGCGCACCATCGCAACGCTCGACCTCTCTGCCGACATCAGCGTCGCCTCGCTCAACACGGCGCTGGGGATCACCGGCACCTCGACGGCGGGCACGCGCCTCGCGGCACCGGACACGGGCTGGACGGATCAGCAGACCAACGGGACGATCAGCCGAAGCTCGTCAGTCCACACGTTCAGCAACAGCGCCAACAGCTTCGTCCGCGAGCGGCGGTTGACGATCTCGACTGCGGAGTGTCCCGCGGTCGAGTTCATCGGGCGCTTCGACGTGACGAGCGGCGCACCCGCGACCGACTGGTATTCCGCGCTTTCCCTCGGCAGCAACGGCGACAGCTACGGCTACCTTGTGCAGGTCGATCGTCTCGGGAGCGTGGGGCTCTATCAAGCGCACGGCAGCGGATACAGCCTCGTGGCGACCTCCGGCGCGATCAGCGTGACGGCGGGCAACTGGCTGCGCATCATCGTGACGCCGAGCTACGCTTCGGCATCGTGGGGCGCTGACACCGGCGGCTCGACCCCGCCGACGACGTGGACGACAACGTCCACTGTCGCGACCACGCTGACCTCGCTCTCTGGCGGCTACCTCACGCACCTCAGCGTGCGCGCAGGGCGCGCCAACGTCGGCAGCGGAACGTTCACGACGCGGTGGCGCGACCTGCAGTACCGCATCCTCGGAGTGGCACCATGACGATCCTCGGCACACAGGTCCGCTACTACTCAATCGCGGAGCCGACGACGCCGCGCGTGGCGATCGTCACCGAGACCAGCGACGAGAACCTCGACCTCCCCGTCGACACCGTCGCGCTCTGCGTGCTCAACCCCTCATACGTGACGATCGTCTCGCGCGCCGAGCGGAGCGACGTGCCCGCGCCGGGATGCTGGGTGATGCCATGAGCATCAACACCTCATCCCCCGGCATTCTCGGCGGCGGCGGCGGCGCGCCCACTGGCGATCAGGTGTGGGAGGGCCTCGGTGACGCGCTCGCCGACGACCCGACGCGCATCACCGAGCTCAACGCTACGCTCGCGCTCACTCTCATGGAACAGGTGACGCTCACCGCATGGACGGAGGGCACGGCAACCGGCGGCGCTTCCGTCTCGCAGGGCACGTCTCCCTCGCGGCTGTCTTTCGCCGTGCCAGCAAGCGCCGCCGGGGCGCAGTCGGTGACGCGCACGGACCTCCTGCCGGGAGCGTCGCAGTGGGACGTGGCGGTGCGAGTGCAGGTGCTCACCGGCGACGGCAGCGCGCAGACGCGCGTGCGCCTCGTCGCGGGCGTCGGCGCGAGCGACAACGTGACGCTTGAGATCGACACCAACGGGAGCGCGATCAGCTACCGCGTCGCGTCCGCGTCGCCGACGGACATCAGCACGACCACGGGGCCGACCTCGGGGCAGCGCACCGGCGGGCAGTTGTGGCTGCGCATCCGTGGCAGCGACGCTGGCTACCGCACGCTCTGGGGCGTCGGGAGCGCGGGCGCTCTGCCGACCTCGTGGACGGTGGCGCAGTCGCGGTCGAGCGACGCCGCGTCGGCGGTGACGTGGGGCACGCACTGCCAGGTGCTCGTCGGCACGCTCGACACGTCGGTTTCGAGCGGGCTCACGGTCGACGTGCTCGACGTGCAGGCGGCGAGGTCGCTGTGAGGCTCCTCGTCATCGAAGACCAGCCCGCGCTGCTGACGATGGTCTCGTCGCTGCTGCGCGAGGCGGGGCACGACGTCCGCGAGGCATCGACCGTCGCTGCGGCGCTCTCCGCGCTCGACGAGTCGCTGCCCGAGGCCGTGGTGCTTGACCTCGTCCTCGACGCGCCGTCGGCGGCTCTGCGCGAGCGCCTGCGCGCCGCGAAGCTCCCCGCGCTGCTGGTGTCGGGCGCGCCCGAAGCGGACGCTCGCAACGCCGCGATCGCCCACGGGTGGGATCTCGTGACCAAGCCCTTCGAGCCCGAGGATCTGCTGGCGCGCGTCGAGCGACTCGCGTCGACGCCACACCGGAGACCGACGATGCCGCCGCCCTCCCCGCTCTCGCTCCCCGCTCTGCCGACGGTCGAGCCGCCGACGACGGCGCACGACCCGTGGCGCGATCGCATCCGCGTCCTCGCAGATCGCGCCATCTACGCGGGCGCCCTCGCCGCGATCGTCTACCTCGCGAAGATCCAGCGGCTCGACGTGGGCACCACCGCAGCGATCCTGCTGGTCGCCGGCGTCAGGCCGCACAACCTGTTCGAAGCACTGCGCGGCGGCGGCGGCGGCGGCGCGCGCGGCGCGATGGTGCTCCCGCTGCTGCTCGACAACCTCCGGAGTGGATCATGGCTCGCGCGCTGACTCTCGTCGCTCTGTCTCTCTCGCTGGCAGGCTGCGGCTCGACCGCCCTGCAACTCGCTCTGAAGGCGCTTGAGGTCGCCATCACGACCGCCCAGGAGGTGCACGCGCATCACCTCGACGGCGGCGCCTGCGAGACGCCCGTGCGCGTCGTCGACGCGGGGGTCGTGGAGTGACGCAGCGAGAGGCTCTCCTCGAGGTCGAAGTCGCAGAGCTCCGCGCGGAGGTCGAGCGGCTGCGGGCGCAGCTCGAGCAGATCGCGCAGTGGGTCGCCAGTGAGCAGGAGCGCGCCGCTCGGCGCCGGGAGAGCCTCGCATGGATCTGATCATCGATGGGCGTCGGCACTCCGTGCCGTGGACCGACGGCGCGACGTGGCAGGACGGCGACCCGCGCGTCATGCCCGTGACCGACGGCGTGCGGCGCGCGGCGTCGAAGGTCCGCGCGATCTGCCTGCACACCACCCGCGGCGTCGACGGCGCGAAGATCCGCGACGGCGGGCGCCCGAGCACTCGCGCTGAGGCCCTCGCGCGATACCAGAGCACCACCGACCGCGAGGTGTCGTGGCACCTCACGATCGACTCCGATGGGACGGTGCTGCAGCAGGCCGACCTCGCGACGTGGCTGTGCTGGCACGCGGGGCACGCGAACGGATGGACCGTGGGCATCGAGCTGGTGCAGCACCCCGACTCGCCCGACCTCTGGCGCGCGCAGCTCGACGCTCTCGTGATCGTCTGCGCGGCGATCTCGGACGCGCTGGCGATCCCTCGGCGGGTGCTCGTCGACGGCGTCGGCGCCCCGCTCCTGCGCCCCGTGCGGGCGCTGCTGAGCGAGGCCGCGCGCGGCACCGGCGGCGCCCTGCTCGGCGGGCGGGGCGAGCGGTGGGGTGGCGTCGTGGGCCACTGTCAGCTCGTCCCGGCGTCGGTGCGCGGCCCCGGCGACCCCGGCGCGGCGCCGTTCCGCGCTCTCCTCGACGCAGGCTGGATGGGCGTGGCGCTTGGCCCGGACGGCCTGCTGCCGTGAGTCGGGCCGAGGTCGCGTTCTTCCTCGCGCTCGTGGT